TTCACGTGCGAATGCCGCTCTTCGATATCGTCGATCTTAAACGCGAAAGCGTTTGCGTTATCGACAACCATCGTGATTTGATCGTCAGCCAAGTCTTGAGCGTTTACGACGGAACCCCGTGTATACGAACTGACTGTGACTGTTGGTTCCTTGATTATGCGAACCGTATCGCCAAAGTTTTCAATCTCACCCGCGTAGTCGGTGTTAGTAATATCTTCTACAACCGAAGCACGACGGAAGAACTTGAGGACTTTTTGGCTAAAAATCTCCGGTGCAAAATTACCGGAGGGCAGGTTACCATAACCTGCAGCAGTACCAAATGCCATTGGTTCTTTCCTCTTCTTCTATGAGGTTAGTTGTTAGGGTCTATCCGTCCCTCTTGACGTGCAGAATCTAGTTCGCCTTCCAGCTTTTCGAACTCCCACGGCTTGAGACTACGAATTTCAGAAGCTTTCCAAATTTTACCCTCTACCTTTGATGTAGCCACTTCCCTAGCAGGGGTCTTTGTGACTGCATCAGCAGCGGAAGCTTTCTTGGTCTTCTTCTTGGTTGTTAAGCCTATGTCGGCTTTGTAGAGGTCTATGACCCGTGCCGCCCATTTAGCATCTGTGTTATTTTTGTAGATGCCATCAGAAATAGACTCAGGCTGTTCTTCAAGCCAAGAAAGAAACTTTTCATCCTCTTTTATTTCGTTAAAGTCTGGATGATGAGAAACAAGTTGCTGATACGCATTCTTCTTCTCTAAGTCTTTTTCTCGTTCTTTGATCGTTCCCAATTCCTCACGGAGTTGAGATACCTGCGCCTCTGTTTGGAGCGAAGAAACGGTTTGCACCACATCGAACACCTCTGGATACTGGGCCTTGAATTGTTCTAGTTCTTCTACTGTCTTCGGCATCGCTACGTTGTTTGGCATTTCTACCTCGCGTCTTTCTAGAGATTGTCGAAGATCGTTGATTTCACCTTTGAACTCGTTGACCTTAGTATCGTAGTGACGTTTGAGATCGTCGTATCGTTTCTTGTAATCGTGTTCAGGCTCTTGTTTCTGTTCTACGAAGCTATCTGCTTGTTGCGGAGTGGCCTCTTCGGTGTCCGCTTCTTGCGCTTCTACAGTCTCTTCCGCTTCGTTGTCTTCATCGTCATCTTTGTAGACATCTTCGCGGTGCTTCCCACGATATAACGAATCATTGTTGATTGTTCCGAATGAATCGTTTGGTTTGTTGGCACGGTGGCCTCTTGGTTTTGCCATTTTGTTACCTCTTGTTAGCGGGGCTACTTTGGCTTGTAGGTAGCCGCTTCGGTTGTGTCGGGGCCGCTAGGCGGGTAGCCGACGAATCTCTTTACTTTCTTTTTTTAAGGCGGCGCGATCCTGCTCCTTTTTTGCGAAGTTGTATCATGCGCCCTTTATTTTCTTCAGTTTTTTCTGCTTGCTCTTCTTGCATTCTTTCTATAATTCTACTGATTACATCTGGACTAATTCTTGACAAGTCGGGCATACCACGAGTCAAGGCTTGTGCTTCTGCAAGCCTCTTTGCATGATTAGCCTTTTTAAACTCTTCACTTACAGCAGTAAGTCTGGGGAAATTTTTTAGTTCGGGATACTTTTTAAGATACGCTGCTTTAATAACGGGACTTGCTGTAGCCTCTATGTAGTCACCAAACATTCTTTCATAACTAGCTTTTGCCATACGTGCTGCTTTTTTGTCTTTAGGTAGCATACCCAGCACTGTGTCAAATGCAATTTGTTTGGCTCGTAGTTCCTCCAGATACCTAGATTCCAATTCAAATGCTTCGTAGGGATCAAAGTCCGCTCCCATCACAGGGGTTTTATCCTGTTCCTCTTTCATTTTTTCAAGTGCTTCCCTATCGAATAAATCTTCTAAACGAAGCGCGGGTTTTGGCTTATACGGATTTTTTCTAGTAGCTGGGTTTCTATCTCTTTCAGCATCTAGGTGAGCTATTTCCTCTGCCATAATAAACAAGTTTAAAAGCGTAGGTGTTCTAGGTATGTTTATTACTTTTTGACTTGGGTTAGCAAAAAATCTGCCTCTAGGAGCCGTCATTTGATTTACTCTACCTATTTCATCGTAGTAATCTTTTTCTGCACTACCTGATTTAAAATACTCAGATAGAACGGTTATTGGATTGCCCTTGTCTTCGAAGTTTTGTGCAGCTACCTCGTCCATCAAAAGATTCATTTTTCGACTAACTTCATCTCTAATTATTTTATCTTCGTAGTTAAGAATTTCTGGGTCTATTTCCTTTTTTTTTCTGTTTACGAATCCTTGTTCTTCTAGTCTGCCGCCTTCAAATGCACCTGTTGGACGTTGACCATTTTCTTTGATACGCTCATTAGTTTCTTTTTTGCCGCGATTGTTGATCTTCTCTAGGCGGTCATACCCAATGATCTTGGCAAGAAACGCGGGAACGATGACCTCACCCCTCGACACTGCTACCTCTAGCATCTCTTCAGACGGAGGTTGAATACCCTTCTTCTCAGCTTCCTTGTACGCTGCGTTGAGCATAGCCATGATGTCTTTTTCGCCAGCAAACTCTACGGCTGCAGCGTTGATCACAAACGTACCCTCTGGGACGCTCATAGGCTTGTCGTCAGCCACTGTAGCAGCTTCGGATACCTGTGATGGCGGACGCTCTACAAAACCCGCTGGTGCGGCTGCTACGCCGCCTTCTTGTAGGCCGACGCGACCACCCTCTTTAAATCTAAAGCCACGATCACCGCCATATCTGTCTGATTCTTCTGGTCGATCACTGCCTGAATAACCGCCGCTTGCTGGTCCACTGGGCTTATTGGGGTTATTATCTTGCGCCGCGCCACTTTCCCTATTCGGGTTATTGTCCTGTCCCGCGCCTTCATCTGACTTTTCTGGACTTTCAAGCAAATCAATTTTTGTTACAGGGGGACGTAAGCTACCCTCCCCTGTCATTGCAGGTAGCGCATCAGTCGTCGGTGTGTCGTCCTCATCTGCGCCACCCGTAAGAAGTCTAATTCCCTCTATGCTCCGTTGCTTTGCTAACTCATTGTGTAAATCTTTATCCATGCGTATGGATCTAAATACAAGACCTGTACTAGGAGCGTGTTTGCCCTTCATAATCGCATCTAGCTGCTGCTTAAAGCTAACCATGTCCGTAGTTGACCCGTTAACAAATTCATTTCGAATTGTAAGTCCTTGTGATTTTGCATTTTGAACCAGCTTGTTAAACTCAGACTCCCTTAACTGTTGTGATGCGTTAGCCCCTAGTTGGTTTGCTCCCGCATAGCTGTAATTAGTGCCAAAAGCATCTAGGCTGTAACCCCGATTAGTGTGAGCAGCCGCGTGTCCATCGTTGCCTTTGCCCTGTCCTGCAGGTCCAATTTCCACATCCGTAATCATCGATCCCGGAAGAAACCCATTCTGTATGGCATCGATACCCGCTATCTGGGACTGTGTGTAATTACCTGTAGTTCCGACGTAGTTACGACTTCCGGGGGCGCGGGATATGGTTTGTCCGTCGAGTGTGAAGAAGCTTCCGCCGCCCTGTGCTTCTATGGCTTGGGCATTTTCATAGTGTTGTTTTCTGTTTAACTGGGCCATGACTTGCAAGCCAGCCCCTCCTACTGGACCGAAGCCTGTTATCATTCCTAGCCCTGTGCCAAGTGCTGCTGTTGCTTTGGTTTGAGGATCTTTTATATCAAAAAATTCTGAAAAACTACCCGAACGATCTTCGGTAGCTTTTTCGCTGTAGGCTGATTGTCTGTTGTTGTAGTTTACGACGTATGAAGTTGGGCTGGCTGTTTCAAAATTAAAATCTAAAATAGTTCTTCCATCTTCACCACTCACAGGATTTAATATTGAACCCTGTGTTATGGGAGGAGTGGTTTCTGTTTCTTTTTCTCCTGCTGCAGGAGCAACGTCAGCCTGTATTCTAACAGGATCGTAGTAATTTATAAATCGTCTTTGGTACTCGTCTTGAGTTAATTCTTGCATAGAATCATCTCTGTACGAAGTTGTTGTCTGTTCAGCCATTGTTCTTTACCACTGCCTCATAGCTACTCTTCAGTTGTAGGAGTGTTTCCAGTAAAGCCAGCTTCCCCTGCAACTGGCGCAGTTCCGACTCCGATTGTGCCGTTACCACGGCCCGAATCGTCAAGTCCTTGAGGTCCGCTAGGTACTCCCGGAGGGGTTCCCATTCCTTGCTGTTGAGCATCGGGGCCAGCTTCCGGGCTTGGTCCTTGTTGAGCATTTGCCATCATCCCTTGTAACATCTTTGCGTACATCTGTGCTTCATTGACATCGTTAACTAAGCTGTCAGGATCGATGTCTTGCGAGATAGCCAACTCACGCATCAGGTTGGGTATCTTTACAAACGGAGCAAGCATGGGGTTAGCTACAGTTTGTAACAACGAGGTTAGTCGTTGTGTACGCACTTCTTTTTGCATGACTGCTGCTACACCACGAGGCTTGATTTCCAAGTCTCCCGCAATCTCCTCCATCTTTTCGCTGAACTGCATGTTCCACTGAAAGAATGCTTCACCGATAGGACGTAGCAAATAGTCATCGATATTCTTGATTACAGTCTTCATCGACAGTCCTGCAGATCCCATCAACATAGACAGTCCTGCTGCTGTGCGTCCGGTGCCCGTTACCCCTGTTTGACCGTGCATGATCGACGGTATGCCCGTTTCCTCGTCAGCCAGTTGCCGCGATATCTGATACATCTGTATGTTTTCAGGTGCGGTGTTCGGAAACTTGAGGCCGTTGACCGCTGTGCCCGTCACACCAGACTGCCGACGGAATATCTTGCCGGGGAAGATGTCCATGTTCTGTCCGGGAACGAGTGATGCTTCGTCCACATCAAAGACAAGGTTACCAGCTAAAGCGAGGTTGTCGATTGCCATACGAACGTGTCCGTTCATTAGCATCTGTGCGTCTTCCATATTCTCCGCTACGCCAACGCCCCAAATCTGGTACGGATTAATTTCGAACGGGAACGACTGAAACGGTATACGAGCAGGTGTGAACGGATTGACTACGCATCGTATTACTCGTGTGCCACACACCCAGACGTTGACCTGCATCTGGTCGAACTCTGACATGTCCTCCGCACCCTCTAGGCCAGTTTCTTTGGCAAACTCAGAGTCGAGGACGCCCCAATACTCTAGAACTTCATACCTGTTTTCTTGTACGTGAGGTTCCGTTTCGTCCTCGCGGATTGTGTCCTCATAGTATTTGTCCTCGTAGTTCGGACCTTTGGCTAGACACTCTTCAATTTCATCTGCGTAGAAGTGTGGACGCATAATTAGGCCACGAAGTTGTTGTCTGTTCATACGATGCCGCTGGATTACGTATTCACAATCCTCTACAGATGTAGCTGCAGGGTCGGGATGAAAGTCCCAAATAGATACGTACTCTATACGCGGCACAGTGCGTTCGTACGGAGTGTATTCACGCTCACCGTTTTCATTTCGTGTCCACTTATGTACACGCTTGTAAAAGTTAAACGGACCCTTAACAACTCCCGTGCCGTAAAGTGAGGACTCAAACACAGCCTTGCGAAACTCACTTACTGCGTTACTGTCGAGAAGTTGGTCGTGTATGCACTTCTCCATCATACGAGCCTGTTCTTTTGCAGGTTCGAATTGTGGTTCTCCGACTTTGGCAGGGCCGGGAACAAGCATATCTCCAAACTCTTTGCCGTAAGATCCTAATACATGTGGACCTTGTGCTGCCATAGCACCCGGCTCTAGGGTTCTGCCATCGCCCGGAAAACCGTACGGATCTTCTGGAGGACTGATTTCGTCTGCTGGGGTACGCATGTGAGCAAACTCTTCTATACCCTCTGGCATAGGAGTCGGCTCAACAACGATGGGAAACTTCTTATTTGCAAACAAGATATCTATGATCTGCCCGTAAGCAGCTAAGACTTTCGTCTTTGTTATCTTGATGAAGACCTTCGATCTTTCGCTATCACGGTACTGTGTAGTCGAGTCGTAGATTCCCCTGAAGTTTTTGTAGGCTTGAAGCCACCGTTGCTCATTGGAAAATCTACCGTTTTCCGCATCGTCGAATTTAGCTCTGATGTGCCCCGCTAAACCGGGCATTTGATCATCAGGATTCACGATGGGAATAGCAGCATCCTCATCTGGCTCTAAGAAGTTATCAGCCATCTACTTTTCCCTATTAGCTAAAGTAGTTTCTGTCTTCAGCCATAGTATTGAATGAAGCTTCTACAGTAGGCTTGGTTTGTTTTTTAGGCATGTCTTCTGTAAGGACGTCAGTTTTAGCACGAGTGTCAAACTCCAAGCCCTCACGATAGAGCTTTGTTGCACCCTCGTCTGTATCTACAGCAACTTTGTCGGCATTCATAATGTACGCCTCACCGTAGTTGTAGTTACCAGTTGTAGTGTTCGCCATCGGAATCTCCCTTTAGGCTATATTTATTGAGTGATGAAGCCTTGTTGTGAATTAAGGGCAGCTTCAGGTTCCCTATTTTTTTGTATAAATCCTGCATCTTCTGTTGCGATACTGGACATGTCGTCTACGTCCTTTTGGATTACAGACTGTCGTCGCATAAGTTCTAGTTTGGGGTCAGTAAATTTACCATCAGGTTCTGTGTATCTGATGTTAGGTTGCAGCATACTCTCTTCAGCAGTAGCCATTCTAGAACGTCCTATGCTTTCAAGGTATCGTGTAAGTTCGTTCTTTTCTGAGGGCGGTTGTAGAGGTGGGTCTATCATAGTTTCTTCTGGGCCAGCTTGTTTAGCCGTTGGTTCTATGATCATACTTGCAACTGATGCTGGAAGAGTTGTAGCTTTAGTGAGTAGTCTAAATGCTCCCTCTATCGCCTCATCTCGTGCGATCTCTCCTAAAGTCTCTTTAGGATTTTCAGCTAGATTGTACAGTAAATTACCTACTATAGTGCCAGTGAGTAAACCTCCCGCTGTTCTTTTTATTGTTTTACCGGAGGCTTTAACCTTTTCCATAAACTTATCGAATACACCATCTTCTTTGAGCTTTCGTTCTAGCTCTGGAGTTAAGTCTATTGTGTCACCTGCCGCTTCTTTGAGAGGGGCAGCGACTGTGGGTTTAGCAGTGACAGGCTTATCGAAGTACCCTTCGTATCCGGGAGTGTCGGCAAAAACACGAGGTTTTTGCATATTTAATACCCGGTCAAAATCAAGACCACTAATTTCTGCAGCCTCTGCAAAAAATCCAGAATATGCAGAGGCGTGTTGTCTATCCAAATCACTTATAGCAAAAGGAAACGCTACTTGGTACACTTCTAGGGCACCCGTTGATATATTTTTTCTGATGCTTTTTGTGCTTCGCCCCTCTAGGTATGCAATTCTGTGGTCTGGAATACCAATAGCTTCTCCTAGTGTAGCATGTATATTTCTTAGAAGGCGTGATCCAGACTTGACTTGTTTATCTAAACCCTCTGGACTCAACGTATCGTAGAATGTATCTGTTTTTACATCGTATGTTAATTTGTCAATTTTAATGTCGCGCATGACATCTGTGACATTTCCCGTGCGCATTCTTACTATTTTAGGTATATTTTTCCCCGGCTGATTCCGTTTACCTAGTCTAAAAAATATACGATTTTTACCGTCAGCATCTGCGCCTAATCCATTATTTTTACGTTCTTGAATAAATTCTTGAATGATAGAATCCGCCATAGGGTTTAGCGGAATATTTACAGGATTGCCTTTTGTGCCAGCTACCTCTCCGGGAATATATAGCGCACCCTTTTTTGCGTCGTAGTGGTGTGGTTCTAGCTGCTCAATGACCTCTGAACGAAGACCTGTATTGAGCAGAAATACAGCAGCTAGTGCTTCCTTACGAACGGCTGGATCATCAGCTTTGGCAGCGAGGCGTGAAAAAAACTCTTGCTGAACATCCCTGTCAGGATTAATAGCTATTAAAGACTCTGATTTTTTAGGCTCAAGCCTACCAAAAATTCTTTCGTTTTTATCGCTTTTTGTTGCAGAGTCAGGTAAAAACGCATACCTGCTATCCGTTTCTGCTAATCCTTTTTTAAGTAAGTTGTGACCTATCAGACGCAGGTTTAGCATAGTTGGTTTTAAATTATCTTGGTCTTCTGGCAAATCTTCTAAGACTAACGAAATTGGAGTTTTACCATCTTCTCCGGGGATAAACAAATCGAGGGCAGAACCGGGTTCATCTGCTATGTCACTAAATAGTCGCACCGTAGACGAAACAAAACCACCGGGGTTTTTTAATCCCTTACCACCAACAGCTATATCATTCGCGTAAATCGTAGCTGCTTCTCTGAGTGTGAGAGTGCTGAGATCAATGTTTTTAGTGTCAGACTTTGCCATAGGTTAGTACCCGAATACTTCATCTTGAACTTGGTGAACTTGATTCTTTATCGCACCTAGTTGTTGGTGTATAGAAGCGTAGCCGCTCATCCGTGTCATCATTCCATAACGTAGAGCGTCGTATGCGTGATCCTCTGCCTTCGTGTCTACATCTTCGCTGTTCGTTTTAGACAGGGGTATACCTGCTATTTGCTTGACGATGTTTTGACAGCTAGAGAAGAAGCGTAGACGAGGTTCGTTTGTGTACGGATCGTTGGCTAGGCGTCGATGTATCTCCATCTTGCCCTGTATACGATTGCGGTCTGCAGGAGTCCAACGCACACCTGCTCTCATCATCACTTCTGCGATTGAAGGCCCAAAACCTGTCTTGTTCCAGCAAGACGAGTCAAGGACCGTGTAGTGCGGTAGAGGATCTAGTTGTTCGGCTTCTAGTATTCTAGCGGCTAACTCTTCCGCTGTCAAGTGTTTTTGGTATAACTCTCTGTAGATCCAGATGTTGTTGTCCCAGTCGATGGCACCCCAGAGAACACAAGATGGTGCAGCGTATCCGTAGTCCGCCATACGTAAGCGGGGCCAGTTCGTCGGAAGTTCGAAGGGTTCTACGACGTGCTTCTCACGAGAGAACTCTGGGAAGGCTGCTCCTTCCGCTACATCCCAGTCACCCTCTAGAAGTCTTTTGCGTTCTACATCCGGTAGAGATCTGAGCATCGCTTCGTACTGACCGTCTGCCATGAGGTACGGATTGTCAGTCAAACGTGCTGGGACGAACTTGCGATATCT